TTTCCAGTCGGGGTTCACCTCCTCGGGCTCGCATAATGTGACCAGGTGCCCCTCGGCCGGCAGGACTGAGCCGTAGCGCTTCCCAAGCGCGGCACGGACGTCCCTGGCCTGGCTGCTCTTCTCGGTGATGATGATGTTGCTGGACATATAGCGGCGTCTTGTTCAGCCCGGGCGGCGGGACGGATTCGGCAGATCGAGACTGTGCAGCACGCAGGCGTTGCGGCTCAAGATGAAGCGGTGCCGGCAATGATCCGTTCGACTGCCGCCAAGGGCAGACCGTCTCCCCGGCGGGATTCGAACCAAGGACCCCAGTATTAGGCAGCTCGGAGTTCTGGCAGGTTCGTCGGGACGCAGGGATTCTCCATGCCTCAATCCAACTCCGGCGAAAACTCCGTTTCACAGCAGGATTTTCCACCAGTGCCACCGTCAGACACTCCCTCCATTCCACGAAGAGACCGGACTGTGATCGTATTGTACATCAGGCCGCCGTGATCCTCGTGCGCCACTGCAGTGCAACGATCTCGCTCCCTGCTGACGCCGGGCTGCCTCGGGCACTTCTAAGCCAGGACGGGTGGCCCTCTGGGTTGGCTAGAGCCGGAGCCACTGAGCGAGCGTGTCACCGGAATCCAGCTTGTTGAACGCGAGGCTGAGGGCGTCGACCTGGTCGTCGTGCTGGCCGCGCGGGAAGCTGGCAAGTTCCTCGGTGAAGGCCGCAGTCCAGGGCGCGTTGACGAGGGCAATCCGGCCGATATTGGCCTGCGCGGCGCAGGCTTCGGCCCTGGTCACCTTGTCGCCGGACTGGCGCTCGGTCTCGACGCGGTTGCCGGACAGCATCCTGATGTAGGAATCGGCTTGGTCAGCACCGGCCTGCGCGGGATCTTTGGGGATCCAGATCTTCACGCCGTTGCCGTCGGCTTTCGCCACGGTCCGTACAGTGTTGCGGACTTCTTCAGGCGGACCGCGGAAGCGGACCACGTCTAGGACGATGTAGTGGGATTGGTAGGCGCCGTCATAGTAGCGACCTAAGAGGACGCCGACCGTCCAGTCACCCTTGGCGGAGGAGGCGAGATCCCAGGCACGGACTTTCTCACGGACTCTGGGGATCATCGTGGGCTCGGTGATCGGCATCTTCGCCGGCGTGAAGATCGAGCCTTCGCGGGGCCGCGGCAGGCCCTGATACATGGACGTGAACTCATGCATATGGCCGTTGCGCTCGGCCGCGGCTTTGATCTCGAGGAGGCGAGGGCCGTAGCCATAGCGGTCGTCATTCCAGAGCGGTTCACCCTCCGGGCGGCCCAAGGGGTCGCCACCCCCTTCGGAGATCGCAGGTAGGCGGAGCACACGCCATTCCTGCGGCTGCTCTTTCTGCAAGCGGCACATGAGGTCGGCTTCGTGGAAAGGGGTGGCGATCAGGATCACCGCGCCGTCGGGGGTCAGACGCGTGAGGAGATCGCTGTGAAACCAGTCCCACGTGCCGTTGCGCACGGTCTCGGACTCGGCTTCCTGCCGGCTTTTGAACGGGTCGTCGATCACCACCAGCGAGGCGCGGAAACCGAGGATTGCGCTGCCTACGGAGCCCGCCAGGTAGGCCGCATGGTTGTCGGAATACCAACGCCCCTTGGCATCATTAGCCAAGTTGTAGCCGAGCGTGGCGGCGTTCTCGCGCACGATCCGCTGGATGAACCCGGAGTTGGTCTCGCTGAGTTCTTGCGTGTGGCTGACTCCGATGATCGAGCTGGCCGGGCGGAAGGCGAAGTACCAGGCTGGGAACAGCCGACTGGCATAGGTGGTCTTCGCCGATCCGGGCGGGGCCAGGATCATAAGCCGTTTCCGCTTGCCGCGGGCGACGGACTCCAGCTCGGAACAGATCAGGCGATGGTGCAGGGCAGGGACCTCGCCGCGGGCGGCCAGGGCGTCGATCGAGAAGGAGATGAAGGATTGCCGACAGTGCCGGCGCCACTGCTCCTGCTCCAGCCGGAACAGCCGCTTGCGAGCCTCCACATCGTCATTTTTGACCATGGAGCACCTCCGAAAAGCACTAGCATGCGCACCAGGCGCCTCGTCAACGGCCAGCGAAGCGATGCACCGCGTGCATAGCTACGAGTCGCCAAGCGGTCATCCGATACCGCTTTTAGGCATACCCCAGCGCCGTCCAGGGTATTTAATGGGTATTTCCTGGTATCTTGCTCGGTAATCTCGCGGAGATCCGCCACTTCTTGAAATTAGCTGCCAGAGGGTGTGTCTGGCTCAGGCGAGGTGGCCATCGATTCCGTGCATGGCTGGGGGCCTTGCGGTACCATAACGATTTCTGCTGGCGAGGGGGGAGGGTCCGGAGGGCTTTCCGCGGAGCCGTCAATCAGGAGCCCAGCGTCGCGAGCGGTCTGGAGTTTGAACCGGAGGAGCTGGATCTCCTCGGCCACCTCGGAGTCCGAGCGCGCGTTGAGTGAATGCTGAACCCTCACTTCAGCGGCGCGAAGAGTAGGATGGACGAAGGGCGCTGCTTTTTCCGCAATGGCAATGGCGGCGTCGTATTCGCTCTGGGAGACCTTGAGCAACATGATCGACCGCATCAGCTCCAGCGGTGAGACAGCGGTCTCTGCCCTCAGGGCTGACCAGAATTCATCAGGGAATCCCAGTGACTTAGGGTACTTGGGCTCTTCCAGCGCCGGAGGTTCTGGCCTCCGATACCCCTTGCGCATCCCACCATATTTTGGATGGCCCTTCTGGAATGGCATCGGTACCCAACCCCTCACTGCTCCTCACACCAGCATACTACCGCTCATACTCTACTCATACTCTTAACTCTTTGATTCTCTGTATAATTTTCACACAAATACACGAAGGATACATTGTATATACAATTTTGTATGTTTGTTTCACCTATATATTGGACCTAAACCCAGATACATGTTTGTCTCATTTTTATGTTCTCTCTCTCAGACACATAGGGTGAGGGTGGGGTAGCACCGTCACTGTTGTCATCTTCCTCGCCCTGGGAGGTCTGATTCCGCATGACGGCAGTGACGAGAGTGACGGCGTTAACCCACCATCGCTGTGTGTATCGGAGAGAGAAAGTCTGGTGTCTCGCGACCGGTGGGAAAGTCCTCCGGGCGAGCGTCACGCTGGGTGAGGTTCGGCTGCCTCGGTTACCTGGCGGGCGTAATAGGCGTGCTGTTTGCAGGTCGAAGAGCAAAGCGTGGCATTCGCCCGCGTCGGGCTGAACCAGAGCCCACACTGATGGCACCGCTTGTATGGCAAGCCATGGGCGAGTGCGCGGCCTAGGTCGCTCCAGATCGCCGCGCGCAGGCTCAGGGGCGTCACCTCGGATTCGACGGTCGTGACGTTGACTCGAGGTACGATGAGCCCGGCGTCGATCAGCGCGGTTTGCGCTGCGTAGACTCTGCGGATCTCCGGACGGTCCCTGACCGCCGCCAGCGGCGGCGCGAAGTGCCAGCCGCTCGCCTCGACCACGATCTGATCCCAGTAGGTCGCGACCATTGCCAGGTCCTCGATCAGCTCGGGCCACGCCGCGTCCCAGCCCATCGGCGGCACCGTCGTGCCGTCCAACGAGCCGTAGAAACGCGTCGCGGCTTCTTCGGCCACCTCCGCAGGTTCCGGCTGCCTGCGCTCGCGCTCGGCCGGGTCTGCGCCGGCTATCCCGGGCGGCCTGGGGCCCAGATCCGCGATCCTCCTCCACAGCGCCGGAACGCGGTCCAAACGGTATTTCCTCCCGCTGCCACGCGTCCAGGACTCCAACATTAGGGTCTTCCCACCGATTCCCAGACAATAGGTCGCATCAGCGGGCTTCTATTGCAATCAGGCTAATGGTTAGTGTACTTTCAAATCATAGACCGATTTTCGGTCGATAAACCTGATCTGAGGGTTCATATTGTCTTCCGCCACCAAAGCCTGCAAGCCGGTACTCGAGCGCCTTGCGTTCTCCCCGGCTGAGACCGGCCAGGTGCTGGGCATCTCCGAAGCGACCGTCCGCCGCGCAATCGAAACCGGACAGATCTACGCCCGCCGCCTCGGCCGGAAATGGCTGATCCCTGTCACCGAAACGAAACGGCTGCTCGAGGTCCCTCCGGCCGCCTGACTCCGCTGAACCCGATGATCGCGATGGAACATGAAGGAGAACTGAGACAATGACGGTAATCACCAACCCCTACCTGGCCTCCACGTCGCTCTCTACTGGCGCGGACAGCAACGTCCCGCTCGCGAAGTGGGACGCGGTCAACGGCAAGCTGATGCTGTCCTACCCGGAGCCCGGCGATCGCAGGACCTGGTTCCCTGTCGGCCCCGAGGACGAACTTTGCTGGGACTGGGGCGCGTATCAGTACGGCGCCCAGAGCTTCGACCGGCCGGTGCGGTCGATCTTCGTCTATGAGGACGAGCCGTCGCCGACGGTGCCGACAGATGACGGCCGCACCTGGAAGCCGGCGATCCGTGTTCCGCTGATCGCCCAGGGTCAGCCTTGCGTGTTCTTCGGCAGCTTCGACGGCGGGATGGCGAAGAACCGGCTGATGCAAATGCGTCGCCGGTTCGAGCGTAGCGACGCCGCATTCGAAGACCTGCTGCCGACCTACTACCAGAACGGCTCCGAGACGGTGTCCTTCACGAAGGGCGACTACGAGGCGCCGCTCTTCGAGCCGACCGGCCGGGTTGTGAAGCGCTCCGACCTGTTCGACACGCCGCGCCGGTCCTTCCCGCCGCCGCGTCAGTTGATGGGCGGCGCTCCCGCACAGATCGCGCCGACACAGGGCACTGGCGGCGCTCCGGCGGTGCCTGAGGCAGCCAACGATCAGCAGGTGCCCTGGGATCAGCCGACCGGGCTAGCGACCCCGGGCGCAACCCGAAGCCAGGCGGAGGCCACGGACAAGCTGGCCACCGCCCTCGGCAAGTCGCCGCCGAAGGCCCCTGTGACCGCTACGCCGGCCAATGACGAGGTACAGCGGTTCCGCCCGGCCGGAAACGGTCGAAAGCCCGCTGGTTGGTGAATAGCCAGATGTAAACACAAAAAAAGCCGACTCCGCGAGGAGTCGGCCGCAAGGGGAGTAATTCGTGCAGCGGTTCCATAATCAATACAATCAAGGGTTTCAAGGAAACTCGCCACCTTCTTACCCGGCGCGCACGATCGCGCTGTGGCTGGACGGCGACGGAATCGCGAACTCCGAGGGGTTCTTTTCAGCGCGTTGCCCCGCTCATAACGACCAAAATGCGTCACTCAGCCTGAAGGATCTGCGGGGCAGGCTCTGGGTCCGCTGCTGGGCCGGATGCTCCCGCACCGCGATCAACAAGGCACTCCGCGCCCTCCTGAAGGACGGGACGTTCGCCGACACCAGGCGGATCACCACGCCGGAACCGCCGGCGCCCAAGGTCGACCTGCTGCCGATCGTCATCCGCATCCTCGGCGAGACCGAGGTCCGTGATGGCAGCTTGGTCGACGACTACATTCGCGGCCGCGGTCTCGTCACCGACAGCCCGGTCCTGCGGTTCCACCGGCACCTCTTCCATAAGAACTCCGGTACCTCCGGGCCCGCCATGGTCGCCCCGGTGCAGAACGTGGACGGCAAGATCGTCGCGCTGCATCGCACGTGGATTGATCCGCTCACGACGCGCAAAGCGAACATCAAGCCGCCGCGTATGGCACTCGGTCCGATCGCCGGCGGCGCGATCCGCATCAACGAAGCAGTACCCGGTCATGCGTTGCTGGTGGCTGAAGGGATCGAAACGGCGATCGCGGCCGGGATGATCCATCACCTGCCGGTCTGGAGCGCAGTGTCAGGTGCAGGTCTCGGCAGCCTCGTACTGCCGCCGGCGATCGACCATGTGGTGATCGCGGTCGACAACGACCTGAACCTCGTTGGTTCGAAGCAGGCGAACAAGCTGCACGTGCGCCTCCTCGCACAGAACCCGCGCGCCAAGGTTCGTCAGGCTCTCCCAAATTCCAACTTCAAGGATTTCAACGATCAGCTCATCGGAAAGGTTCGTGCATGAGCGACGACAAAGAAGACAAGCCCACCGGCGGCACGAACGGAGGCATCGGCGGCGAGTATCAGCAGGCTGATCCGCTGTTCGCCATGGAGAACCGCACCAACATCGACCTCAGCGTCATATATGACCCGAAAGTACTTGAGGCGCTCGCGGCGGCGCAGCGCAGCGACCCTATCCGCTACACCAAGGTGTACAACAAGTTCAAGACGGTCGACGGTTTCATCGCGAGCGTCTTCCACAAGAAGATGAAGCAGGTCGAGTCCGAGATGTTCGGCTCGCTCGTGGTAGAGGATGACGCCGCGGCCATTCTGCTCACCATCTCGAAAGAAGCCGACTACTTCATCAACGCGGATTCCGTGGATGACGTTTATGCCGAGTTCGAATTCGGCGATCGGGTCGACATCGGCCCAGTGTGGGGCAAGAACTTCGGACGTTGGTTGACTGGACGCTACGAAGACGTTGCCGGTCGAGCGCCTCCGCGTGAGGCCGGAAGAATGCGATCGACACGATTGAGGCGCGCGCGTTCAAGCAAAAGCGGACGTGCCGCGTCTTCAATCGCATTGGCTATGTCGGTGATGACCGGATCTACCTTGATCTCGGTTCGGAAGACCGCAGCGTGGTGGAGATCGACGCAAAGGGTTGGCGCATTCTGTCGCAGCCGCCGCCTGAGATTAAGTTCTTCCGCCCGACTGATGGTTTCGGCGAGATGCCGCGCCCGGTGAAGGGCGGCAACATCGACAAGTTCAAGCCATACCTCAACCTCTCGTTGAAGCACGCCGATCGCGCTTTCATCTTATTCGTTGGGTTCATCTTGAGCTGCTACCGCCAGGTTGGCGAGATGCTCTCAGCGCTGCTGCTCGGACCACACGGTTCTGCGAAGACGACCGCGGCACGACGCCTCGCCGCGCTGGTTGATCCGCTGGTCGATGAGCCGGGCGGCCCACCCCGCATCGACCGCGACATCATGGTCACCGCCCTGGTTAAATACCTGCAGTTGTACGACAACGTGAAAGCAATCGGTCCCGAGCGTGAGGCGCAGTACTGCCGATTGCTCTCCGGTAGTCGCCAGAGCGGGCGTGCACTGTTCACCGACAAGTCCAGCTTCAGCATGTCGGCGAAGCGGCCGATCCTGCAAACCTCGACTGCGTTGGTGATCCAGCAAACTGATCTCAACGACCGCAGCATGGTCATCCATATGGGTCCGTCATTTGGATCGGATGAAGCGGGTGCCGGTGAACGTCGCACGATGAATGAACTCAATGCGGAATTCGTCAAAGCGTGGCCGGAGTTGCTTGGCGCAATCTTGACCGCGGTGTCGACGGGCCTGAAGCGCAAGAATTACCGGCCGAGTGGCCCGCTGCCACGGATGGCTGATGCGACGACATGGATCAGCCGTTGTGAGGCCGGGCTTGGCTGGAAGAAGGATACGTTCATCGACGCCTATCGTGCAGCGATCAAGGATTCCGCACGCGATCTGGCTGAGGCTGATCCCGTATCGGCCGCGGTGCTCAGCATCATGCATGAGCTGAAGGCAAAGCGTCCGCAGGACTCGTCCGTCACACGGGACCGCAGCACGATGGCGGCGCTCTATGCCGAGATGAAGGAGCCGCGCCACACGCCACAGCGTGAACAGCAGAGGCGCGAGTTTCCGACCAGCACAGCGGCATTGGGCCATCGGTTAAGCGAGTTGGAACAGACACTGCGCGACAATGGCGTCGTCATGCAGCGGAAGAGAACCGACGCGGCGCGCTTCATAACACTCACGTTCACACCGCCTGTCGAAACCGATGACGAGGTATCCGGATGACTACGTCAGCGCGCATCGACTTCGAGACGATCTCGCTGGCCGACCTGCGGAAAGTCGGGGCATCCGTCTACGCCGCGCACTCATCCACCTGGATCTGGTGCTTGGTCTATGCGATCGACGACGAGCCGGCCAAGCTGGTGGTCTCATTTGATACCATCCCGGCCGACCTCGCCGCAGCGATCGAGAGCGGCGCGCGCATCGTCGCCCATCACTATCAGTTTGAGCGCGCAATCTACCGCCAGCACCTTGTTCCCCTTGGCTGGCCAGAGATTGCCGACGGGCAATGGGATTGCACGGCCTTCAGAGCGCGCCTGGCGCGCCTGCCAGCCACTCTCAAGGAACTGGCAGCCACGCTCGCGACGCCGCACCAGAAGGCGGATGGCAAGGTCATGCAGCGGATCAACAAACTGCTGAAAGCCGGCAAAGCCGTTCCGGAAGAACTCAAGCAGGAGTCGTACAGCTACTGCATGGCTGACGTTGAAACGCTGCGCGACGTTGACCAGGCACTCGCCGAGGTGCCCGACGCCTGGCGGCGGATCATCGCCATGGACCGCGAGCTGAATGATAACGGTCTGCCGTTCGATCCCAGCGAAGTCGCTAAGTTGATCGTGGTGCGCGACACTGAGAACGCGCGGTTGGATGCCATGTTCAAAGCGTTGCTCGGGGTCGACGAGGCGACCACCGGCAAAGACACGCTGAGGTCAACGCGCCAGGTCGAGAAGCTGCGGGCGAAGCTCGCCTCGCTCGGCGTTGATCTGCCGGACCTGGCAAAGCAGACCTTGGAGGATTGGCTCGCGACCCAAGGCGAGCGCGACGACCTGCCAGTTCAGTTGATCCGCATTCGCTTGGAATCCGCTCACGCGGCCGATGCCAAGTTGGATCGTCTGGCCGCGGTCGGCGAAGTGTGCGGTCGCGTCCGCGACGGTTTCGTCCTGCATGGTGCTCACACTGGCCGCTGGGCTGGCCAGGGCGTGCAGTTGCAGAACCTGCCACGTGGTACCTTGGATGATCCGGAGACCGTGCTGGCGTCCCTGCTGGCGCGCGCGGACGGGCTGCTCGCCGGTACGATTGACCCGATGGTTGATCCCGGTTGGGGGTTCTCGATCAAGGAAGCGCTCGTCTCCTGCCTGCGCGCGTTGTTCAAGGCGCCGGATGGCTGGATGTTCGTCAGCGTCGATCTGAGCCAGATCGAGCACCGGCTGCTGTGCTGGATCGCTGACCAGGTCGACAAGCTCGGCATGTACCGCTGCGGCGAAGACGTGTACTTGGCGGAGGCCAGGGACCTCAATGCCGAGGGCAATCGGCCGTTGGGCAAGCTGTTCACCCTCTCCGCCGGTTATGGTGCCAGCGGCGCAGCTCTGCACAAGAAGGCGCCGTGGTATGGCGTGGCGATGACGCTCGCCGAGTCCGACGCCTACACCGCGCAGTGGCGCGACAATAACCCGGCCATCGTCACGTTCTGGCACGAGTTGACCCACTACCAGGACCTGGCTGCGGAGATGCAGGCCGGCGATGCGCCGATCGAATTCCGCGGTCTGCGCCTGTGGCGTGAGCCCGCCTCGGGATCTCTGAGCCAATACCTGGTCGTGCAATTGCCGTCGGGGCGATGCCTGCGCTACGGCGACCCCGGTGTCGACATCGATGCGTTCGGCAAGTTCTCCCTGCAGGTGAGGCTACCGAAGGGCAAGAAGTCGCAGGACGTCAATCTCTGGCACGGCCGGTCGACCGAGAACGTGGTGTCCGCGATGGCAGCCGACGTGCTGATCGCAGCCATGGTACGGTTCCACGAAGACGAGATCTTCCTGGTCGGCACCGTGCACGACCAGGTCGTGGCCCTCGCCCCGGTCGAGCACGCCGAGGAGATCCGCGACTACATGGTGGAGGTGCTGAGCACGCCGCCGGAATGGGCGCCGGATCTGCCACTGGCGGCCGAGGCCTTCGTCAATACCAGGTTCACCAAGCCCTCACGGCTGGCCACACACGCGCCCCTGTCGCCCTCGGCGTCAGAGCGGTGGCTGAACTGCCCAGGCAGCGTGGCTGCCGAGAAGCTGGCCCCGGAGGCGCCGGAATCGCCCTATGCGGCCGAGGGCACGGTGGCGCACGAGATCTTCGCCGAGTGCTTGCGCAAGGGCTGCGATCCCGTCGACCTCACGGATGACCCGTGGATCCACGAGCCGCTGCGCCAGGCTCTCGACGTTACGCGTCGCATTATCGACGGCCGGCCCTTCAAGGTAGAATTCCGCCTGAACGCGCTCCCCGGACTCGCCAAGATCTGGGGCACCGCGGATGTGATCATCTTCGACGAGCACGGGCGCGTCGTTGCAATCGTCGACCTGAAGTTCGGCGTCGGCGTCGCGGTTGAGATATCGTCGCCGCAATTGGCGATCTATGGGCTGCTCGCGGCCTATCAGTTCTCGTGTGATCCGGCCGGACTCCAAGTTCATGTCGTGCAGCCGCGCTGCCCGCATCCCGACGGCCCGCATCGGTTCCGCCAGCTCTTTCCGCATGAAATGGACGACCTCGTGGCGCGGCTGGAGAGGGCCGTGGAGGCCTCCGAGGATCTCGAGGCGCCGAGGATAGGCGGCACATGGTGCCGGTTCTGTGCGGTGCGTGTAGCCTGCCCAGAGGCCCAGCGTAGGCCGGCACCCGCGCCGCTCACCGGCACGATCGCCAACCCCTACACCAGCGGGTGGATGCGTTGATGTTCACTCGCGCAAACCTCCACCCCTATCAGGTGGATGCGATCGAGTTCCTGAAGGCGGCCGATGCGCGCCAGCTCATCGCCATCATGGGATCCGGCAAGACCACCATCGCGCTCCACGCCTTCGTGGATCTGAAGCACGCGGGGATGATCGACCGCCCCGGCCTGGTGGTTGCGCCGCTGATGGTCGCTGAGACGACGTGGCGCACCGAGTTTCGCAAGTGGGCGGACACAGTTGACCTGAACCTGGAATTCCTGCTGGGCACGGCGCCACAGCGATGCAAGGCGCTCGATCGGTCAGCCGATCTCTACGTGATCAACTACGACAACCTCGCCTGGTTGGGCGAGCACGTCATCGACCGCGAGCTGCTGTACTCGGTGTTGATGGCCGACGAGAGTTCCAAGCTGAAGAACCCCGAGGCCAAGCGCACCAAGATCATGCTGGCGCTCGGTGGCCTCGCTGAGCGGCGCTGGTGCCTGACCGGCACGCCGCGCGGGCAGTCACTGTTGGACGTGTGGGGGCCAGCGCAACTCGTGACGCGCGGCACAGCGTTCCCGCCGTTCTATCCGTGGCGCGGCGCCAACTTCTTCACCAACGACATCTACGAACGCCATTGGCATCCGCGCGCCAGTGTCGAAGCGAAGGTGACCGCGCAGCTCCAGTCCTTCACCCATGTGGTCGATCGCTCGGCGCTCGCGACGCGTCCGCCGGTGCAGGAGATCATCCACGACGTGCCGCTCAATCATACTGCAGCGAGGCTGTACGCAACCTTGGACGAGGGGAACGTAACGGAAGAAGTGCGGTCGCTGGTTGCGAAGGGCGTGTTGCCAAAAAATCAAATGGCCGTCGTCGGGAAACTGATGCAGGTGTGCTCCGGCGCGATCTATGATGAGAACAACGAGTGGCATCGCCTGCACGATCGCCGGCTCGACTTACTGGAGGAACTCTATAGCGCGCACGACCAACCGTTGTTGGTCTTCGTCACCTATCGCCATGAGATCATCCGCATCCGTGAACGGATGCCGGAAGCGCGAGAGATCAAGCCGGATCTGCTCGACGCGTGGAACCACGGCGAGATCCCGATGCTGATCTGCCATCCCGCGTCCGCTGGCCACGGGATCAACCTGCAAGGTGGCACCGACACCGCCGTGTGGTTCTCGCTGCCGTGGTCGGCGGAGCTGTTCGCGCAGGCGAATGCCCGGATCGTGCGGCAGGGTCAGGCCGCTGCGCACGTGAACATCCACATCATGATGACCGCGGACAGGATCGACGAGGTCGCTTATCTCGCGGTGCAAGAGAAGTTAGCCGAGCAAGAACGGCTGATCGGAGAGCTGGCCGAACCAGCGCAGTAAACAAGGAGAACTTTCGTGCAGACAACCAAGATGAAGAACTTCCCGGTCCGCGAAGCCAGCATCGCGATCAACGCGTTGGCCGAGGCCAACGCCTGCAACCCTATCTCGCTGATGGCAATCACGCTGGCCGAGACGCTCGCCATCGAGCCGGAGCGGATTCCGATCGCCATGCGTGCGTTTGATCGCTGTGGCTACGACTTTCGCGTCTCGCCGCAGATGAACTTCGCCTTCGAGAAGATGGAGGCGGCCAATGACTAGCGAGGAGCGCATCCAGCGCTATCGCGACAAGTACGGTGCCGCCTATCTCGGCATCGGCGCGGGATCGTTCTTCGAGAACGGCTGGACCTTCGGCACCTGGATCGACGGCGACCAGCTCGACCGCGAGTACGCTGAGGTGATGGCCGGGACCTGGTTCATGGGCAACTCATTTGCAAAGAAGGCTGAGAAGATGAAGGCAGATCGGTATGACGGCGGATTCCAGGGCAACTTCCTGGCGCGCATCGGATGTCTCTATCCGGCGGACGAGCGGGGCAAGGTCCTGCACTTCTTCGCTGGCAACGTCGACCTCGAAGCGTTCCCCGGTGACACGCTGGACGCCAACCCGGCGGTGAACCCGACCTACTGCACCGACGCGGAGACCTGCGAGGGCGTCCCCCTGCGGTCCTACAACTTCGTGCTGGCCGACCCGCCCTACAGCGAGTCCGACGCCGAGCGTTACGGCCGGTGCATGGTGAACCGCAACAAGGTGGTCGAGACCTTGTCTGCGGGGCTCCCGATCGACGCGCGCATCGTCTGGCTCGACCAAGTGCGGCCGATGTATTCGTCCAAGGTGCTGAAGTGCGAGGCGGTGATCGGCATCGTGGGGTCGACCAATCACCGGTTCCGGGTGTTGTCCGTGTTCCGCAAGATCGCCGAGCCGAAGCCGACGACGGCGAAGAAGGTCAAGTCGACTACGCGAGTTGCGGCCGACACCGCGGTGCTTCGGGCGATCGGGAGGGAGTGATGCCCTTCCCGCGGCCGGGAAACAACAACTTCGAGATCGCCGACGACGAGTGGTATGTCGAACCACGCTGGTGCGTGCACCAGTTCCTTGATTACCTCGACGCCATTGGCGAGCCGGTCAGGGGCGGGGTCTTAGACCCCGCCTGCGGCGGCGGCACCATAGTGAGTGTATGCCTGGAGCGTGGGATTCCGGCGAAAGGTAGTGACTACAAGCCCCGCGGCTTCGGTGAAGTGCGGGATCTCTTCAGCATCACCGCGAAAGTGGACAACGTCATCACCAACGTACCCTACAGCAAGGCTGAGGAGTGCGTGCGGCACTTGATCACCCTCGTCCGCTACCGGCTGCTGATGATCCTGCCTTTGACCTTCCTGGAAAGCCAGAAGCGGCACCGCGGACTGCATCGCGAGATCCCGATCAAATACTATTACCCGTGCGGCGACCGCCCTTCGATGCCGGTCGGGGTAGACACCGGGATACGCGATCAGTTCGGGGCGATCGTGCAGCCAGCCAACAAAGGCGGCAAAGGACCTTACGGTTGGTGCGAGTACGAGCCCGGTTTCCAAGGCGAGACGATCATCCGATTCATGAACCCGCGGAGGAAAGCAGCGTGATCATCCTCGGCATCGACATCGGCCTGACCGGAGCCCTGGCCATCGTCGACGAGCACCGCGTGGTGTTCGTCGACGACATCCCCATATTTGTCATCAAGCACGGCAAGACGACGAAGAAGGAGCTGGATCTCGGCGGACTCCGCGGGGTAATGGCCGCGCATTCCTACGACCACGTGTTCATCGAGGAGGTAGGAACGCGGCCGGGCGAAGGTCGCGTTTCGGCGCACACGTTCGGCAAGACCGCCGGTCGGATCGAAGGCCTCGTGGTTGGTCTAGGACGGCCTTACAGCATGGTCAGGCCGCAGGTGTGGCAGCGGACAGTCCGCTGCGGACCCAGCCCTGACGAGGCCCGCAAGCGGGCCGGGCAGCTCTATCCCGACGCGGTCCCGCACTTGGTGAGAAAAAAGGATGACGGCCGGGCGGACGCGATCTTGATCGCGAGAACGGGACTGCTGCTTCTAGGACAGAATGGCAACCTCGTGGCGGCCGCATGAGATTCCACGACCGGATCAGCGTCGAAGAAGCCCAGTATGGCTGGTCGTACGTCTTGCTCGATAACCGGCACACCGGGCTCTTCATCCGCTGGACTGATTATGACAGTAGGGCCGAGATACGCGACATGTCGGGGGAGTGGCCCCTGTCCCTCGGAGAGTACCCGGACCGCCACGCGGCGCTAAGCGCGGCAATCGACCTTCTGGAGTTCGGCTAAATGGGACCATCCATGCTGCCGAATCCGCCGCATGAGCCGGCATATGTACAACGTCTCCGTCACCGATTGGCGGCAGAGACCAGTCTGCGACGGGACAAAGAGCGTGAACTGATGGCCACGCGGCTCGAACTGGCGCGGCTGAAATCGCGGCTGCATCGCACGCTCGCCACTCGCACTGAAGGACAGGTACATGGCTGAACGTCACGACGTCCACGACCATGAAGTGATGAACTACTTCATGTGCCGCGAGCAGGAAGTCGCTGCCGATCGGCGCACCTTCGAATCTAGCTCCGGCCGGCGCGCCACCACCAGAGACACCACCAATGCGCCGAGATGTAGCGGCGATCCGACCCCGCTCACTCCCGCGCCCGCCAAGCGCAGGCCCTACGTGCCGACAGGCCGCAAGCCCGGTAGGCCGAAGGGGTCACGCAACAGGCCAAAGCCGCCTGAGGCGCAGGTGCCTGTGGTCAGGCCCCACACGCTGCAAGTCGCGCGTGCCGCTCGCTATGCCGATGTCTCGGTCTCCACCATGCGCAAGTGGATCAGAGAGGGTCATGTGCGGGTGAAGCGCATTGGCTCTCTGGTCCTGGTCCTGGTCGACTCTCTCGACGCGTTCCTGGGGTACCGGGGGGAGTCGTGAAATGTCGGACCGCTCGAGCTTGGGAAGATCGTCAGCATGCGGAACCGGTAGTTGGCCGAGCCCACGACCATCTTGCGGTCCATGGGATACACCTAATCGAGCCAGCCGATGCAGGGAGCTTCGCGAGCTCCTGTTCCTATTTCAGGCGGCAATGTTGTGGGAAAACGTTGGGGGAACTGGGGTTTTCTGGGTTAAAGCGTTGATATTGCGCGGTGGCTGGTAAACCGATGGTTTGCAACGCGTTTGCCGGTGCGCCGTCACGCCGCTATGGTCCGCCGCGCCGCCGGGCCGGCATCAGCAGCGAATCGTGGGAGC